CTAGCCCATTTTCAGGCCCTTGATTGATTCCATCGCGGCGCTCGCCATTCGGGCGCGTTGGGCTGATTTCGTGTAGATCGCGCTTGTTGTAGGCTTGGTGTGTGCCATCACTGACATGATCTGATGCTCAGACGCACCGGCCTCGGCCAGCAGTGCGCCCATTGCCTTGCGCAGACCATGCGACGATCTGGCGGTCAGGCCTGCTTCGGTGGTCCATTTGCGCGCGCGCAGCGCCAGTGTGGGGCCGTTTTTGAACGGTGCGCCATTGGCGTTGAGGATGTAGGCCTTGCCGATGATGCTGCTGGCGCGGGTCGCCTCGATCAGCTGGGATGACATGGGCAGGGCGACTTCGGCTGAGCCTTTCTTTCCCGGCTGGTAGCTGAGCCACCTGATGCCGTGTTGCACTGTCTCATTGTCTCTGCCCAGCCATGTCATGTCGGACAGCCGCGCGCCGGTCCACAGCCCCAGCATGATCCACGTGTAGGCGGCTGTGCCCGGCTTGTGGGTTTTCAGGAAAGCCTTGATATCTTTCGGGGTCCACGCGGTCGCGCCGCCCTTTGAGACGTGGATGAATTTGACGGCGGCGGCGGGGTTGTGATCGAGCCAGCCGCGCCGGATCGCCCAGTTGTAGGCCGCGCGCAGAGCCTTGATCGAGGTGTCGGCCTGTCCTGTGCGGCCGCCCCATTGATCCTGAATGTGCATCATCGCCTGCGCGGGCAGGTCGCAGTGGTATTCGCCCATAGTACGCTTGCCGTCTGCGTCCTTCATGGCCATGACGTGAGCAAAGATGTTGCGCCTCTGCTTGTAGGTCAGCGGTGATTTCCCCTCGGTCTCCGCCTCTCGCTTGAGGTGATGCAGGTAGCCATCCACCATTGCGGCAAGGGTGCGCCGTCCTGGCTGCAAGCGCTCGGGCGGCGTGGCTTCAATGGGCATCCCGTGCCGCGCCGCGTCATAGTAGCGCCCGAAGGATGGATCATCCGGCCCCACGGGTATCGTGATCCGTTTTTTCTTATCTCCGATGACGCGCACGCGGTGCAGCGTACGCTTGCCCCGTTTCTCCGGCGCATAGCCCGGAAGGTTCACCCGCATGTCTGTCATCCTGTTTGGCCCCAGCGTGGAGCCGACAGTGGGTCGACGGTGGGCGAATCGTCAAGGGGTTCCAGTGGCGCGCCGTTGCCCGGTATCAACCGGATAAGACCCTTGCGCGGGTGAATTTCAACGGTCGCGCCAATATCCTGCGCCACCTCCATGGCGCGCCGAAGCTCGGCCTTTGTGAAGACTGGCGCGCCCATTGTTACCTCGGCATCCCGTCATGCGTGCGACCATCGAGCGTGCGACCTGCGGCTTTCTTTCCGACTTTGCACATCCATGCAGCGCGCCGTTCCTCCCAATCCAGATCCACCAATCCGCCGTGAGCTTTCGATCCGCCTACGATGGTGTGTCCGTCCGGTGTGATCACTAGATCGCTTGCTGCACCGCATCTATTCGACGCGAAGTGGAGTTCTGTGTGGTCTGCCCACTCCCCCCACTGCTTAAAAAAGAACGCCACACCTGCATTGGCGCATTGGTCGCGCAGGCTGCGTGCCCAGTCTGGGTGCATCGGTCGCGCGCCTTTGCCGCTTTCGCCGCCGACGATTACCCAATCGAGCTGACCGTCGAACTTGGGGCATTCCTGATCGCTCTGGGCTTGGCAGTGTTCTTTGCAGAGTGCATCGCAGAAGGCTTTGCCCATTTGTGGCTGCAACAAATCAATCGGCCCCAGCAGCGGTTCGGCGCTGACGAAGCGCACGGCGGCGGGGGTGGACAGCAGATCGGGGATGCGTTCATCAGCGCGGGTTTGGTCTTCGGAGCTGACGCCCAGCCAGACGTTGGGGAGGGGCTTGTCAAAGAGTTTTCCTGCATCGAGCGCCTGATCAAGCGTTGCGCCGAGACCCACTGCCGCGATCTCAATGCGATCCCATTCATCAACCTCGACAAACATTTTTGTGCAATACTCCCGCATCCGCGCACTGCGCTTGGTCAACACCTGAAACGTGTGCTGGGGGCAGAGCGCCATGACAGAGAACACGCGGTCGATCCACTCATCCGGCACGTCTTCGTGGAACAGATCGCCCATGCTGTTGACGAAGTAGGTTGTGGGTTTCTGGCGCTTGAGCGGTTCCAGCAGGGCTTTTTCCGCCAATGCAACCTTGCCCGTCCAGACAGCGCCGGCGCGGCTGGGTTTGGTGGTGCCGTCATACTGCGGCGCGCCGCCCATCCGCTCGATCCGCGCGGCCATCTTCATGGCGTAGCAGTTGGTGCAGCCGGGGGAGACGATGCTGCATCCAACGATTGGATTCCACGTCTTTTCCGTCCATTCGATTTTGGTCATGCGTATTTCTCCACGATCTTTTCGGCGCGGGTAATCGCTTCGATCAAGCTATCCGGCAACGTGCGGCGAAACTCGCTTTCGGCTGTGACCGATGTTCCAGGAATACTCTCGAATTCGATGGTGCAATGGTAGCATGCCGGAGGGCGGTGATTTTTGCTGGAGTGAATGCGTACATTCCCAAACATCTCTGCGCGGGTGAAAAGCTGTTCGAGCGTCAGCTCGTCGAGCTGTTCGCCAGTCCTGCTTGTAGTGACGATCTTGCTCATGCTGTTCCCTCTGGTTTGCTCATTTCGAGGTCAATTGCCGCGAATAATTTATCTACGGCTTTTTTCCGTTTGATCTCGGCCACCTCTTTTTGGCGCGGTGTGGCGGCGGGATCGTAGAGGGTGCCGATGGCCTGAAACATCTTGGCAGCTGCGCGCTGGTCCAGCTGGCTGAGCTCGCCTCCCCAGATTGCTATGCCCATGACGACAAACGATGCGCCTGTGATGCCAAGGTCTTCGCTTGCCGTCTCAGTGATGTGCAGCAGATGATCGAGCGCTCGATCGCGCATTTGGTCCTGTGCTGCTGTCTCTGGGCGAAGTATTTTCTTGCGCGGGTCCATTCAGTGCCCCTCCAATTCAGTCGGCATGATGCCAGCCGCATACCATGCAATCGCCACGACGATCAGCAGGCACGCGATCAGGCCGATGATGTTGATGGCGGTTTCTAGGTGCGGGCGGCGGGTGACTTCGGGGGAACGGGTCATGCGGCGATCTCCTGTTGCATGGATGCGGGGCGGTTTGCGCTGGCGAGGGCGGCAGCGAGGGGTGGGCAGACGGAGTTGCCGCACATGCGGATCTGCTGGGTCGAGGTCATCCGTTCGCCCTGTGCGCCGTGGTCGATGATGTAGCTGTCGGGAAAGCCTTGGGCGCGGAACTGTTCGCGCGGGGTAAGCATGCGCATGCCGATGTCTGCGATCGCGTAGGTCGCGCCGTCGATCTCGACTGTGACCAGCCCGAAGGTGTCGCGGGTGGCGACGGTATGGGCGGGGGCGGTAAGCGACTGGCCTACGCCCTGGCCGTAGTATTTGGTCAGGAAGGCCGCGACCAGCGCGCCATGGTTGCCGCCTGCGCAGATGGACGGGTTTGGGGCATCGACAGGTCGGGCGCTGCGCTGGGTGCCGTGCATGTTCATCAGGTGGGCTGCCACGGCGAAAGTGTGCGCGCCGCCAGCGGTGATCGTATGCGTCGGCTCTGCAGCCCCCTGAAATGGCTTGCCACTGTTGCGCATGGTCATCAGGTGCGCTGCGATGACGGTTTGCTGCGCACCGGTGGTGGTTAGGGTCGAGAGCGGGGCTGCGGCGCGTCTGCCGATCAGGCCCGTATTGTGCTGGGCCAGAAAGGCGCTGACCAAAGCGTGCTTGCCGCCGCCTGCGACCAATGTGCCGATCGGCTTGTGCAGATCCAGCGTGCGGGGCTTCTGGCCCTTTGCCTCGCCATATCCGGTCTGGATGAGCGATGGAGCGATAATGGCGTGTCGGTTTGCGGTAGTAAGTGTTGCCAAGGGTACTTCTGGGCTGTGACTGCGATCGGTGCCGCCTGTGCCGTGGCCATAAAAAGAGGTTAGCGAAGGTACGATGATCGCGTTCTGGTCCTTGGGGCTGGCCGTCACGGTGTGCAGCGGGGCCGTGCCTGACCGGACTGCGCCGCCGTGCTGGCCGTAGGTAACCACAAACGGCTGTTTGTCCTCGATCACGTACCGCTGCACGCCGCGCGCGATGCGGCGCAGGGTGTTGTCGGCGAGAGGGCGGACCGCGCGCAGGCCGTGCTTTTCCATGATCTCGGCGCTGGTGTCGAAGATTGAGGGGCAGGGCAGTGACCAGTCTATGATATCCGCCGCGTTGCGCCATGGTTTCAGCTGTCCGCTGCGCACCATCATGTCATCGGGGGCACCGTGGGTCGGCTCGGGCCAGACGATGGGCAGGCCGTCACAGCGCGCCACCAGAAAGAGGCGCTTGCGGATCGTGGGTGCGCCGTAGTCGCAGGCGCGCAGCTGGCGCCAGTCGACGGTGTAGCCAAGGCGGCGCAGCTTCTCGACCCAGAAGTTGAAGGTCTGGCCGCGCCGTTTCGGGCAGGGCTTCATGTCTTCGGTGAGCGGGCCCCAGTCCTCGAACTCCTCAACGTTCTCCAGCAGGATCACCTGCGGGCGCACCATCTTGGCCCAGTAGACCACAATCCACGCCAGATCCCGGATGTTGCGTTTGACCGGCTTGCCGCCCTTGGCCTTGCTGTGATGCTTGCAGTCGGGCGAAAACCACGCCAGCGCCACGCGGTGATCACCGCAGGCTGCGCGGGGGTCCACCTTCCAGATGCTGGTATTCAGATGGCGGGTTGCTGGGTGGTTGACCTGGTGCATGGAGAGCGCGGCCGCATCGTGGTTGATGGCGATGTCCGGGCTGCGGCCAAAGGCCATCTCGATGCCCGTGGATGCACCGCCACCGCCTGCGAAGCTGTCGATGATGAGGGGGAGGGTCATGCGTGTGCCTCTTGATGAGTTTTCAACGCATGGACTGCTAATTGCACTTGAAGGCGAAGATGGTCTGGATAAACCGGTTTTGAGCGGTGTCTGCGCCGGTAGGTTTTGGCTCTGTGGTCATATTCTATGCGGTCAGGATGCTCAGACTGGTAAATCTTCAGGTCGTACGATGCCTGCTGGACGGAAACGCTAAACGCCGCCGCAATGTCGCTGCGATTAATGTTCCCCTGCTCAACCCTAAGGTCGATCCAGACAAGTCGCATGAGTTTAGCGAAGGGGTGCTTAATCGTCTCTGCGTCAATTATCTGTGTCATGGTGGTGTCCTTACTTTTGCAGCGCTTCTAGGCGTCGAATTTCGTCAAACAGATTGCGGTTGCGATTAAACATCTCGTTGAGGCGAGTTGCTCTTTCTTCGGCTTTATCCAAAAGCCGCTCTATGTATCGTTCGGCTTCGTCGCGCCGCTGGATCGCTTCTTCGAGTTCGGATCCCTGCGTGTAGCAGGTGCATCCGTCGGGATGCTGGATCGACCCAAAGCAGCCCGGAATATGCACCCATTCGTCAGGACCTACCTTCACGTGGTGGCAGGGGATGTGTGTGGGATTTTCGCGGCGCACTGTTCGTTCCTTTGCTGCTGGCGTCTGTCGCTGGCCCCTGTTTCCAAGGGCCAGATCAGGCGTCACATTCCGAGGGCTTCTTTGTACATGGCGAGGACGGCTTCCTCCTCGGCGATGTCGTCGGGTTCGCGTTTGCGCAGGGCGATGACCTTGCGCAGGATCTTGGTGTCGTAGCCCCGCGATTTGGCTTCAGCCATGACATCCTTTTGTTGCTCGGCGAGGTCTTTCTTCTCCGCGTCCAGCTGCTCGATCCGCTCGACAAACTGGCGCAGTTCGTTGGCGGTGACCTTGTAGGTGTTGTCGGCGGCGGTATCGAAGCTGGGGTCGGGTTTCATGGGTGGTTTTCCTTGGGCTTTTCGGCGTGCGGCTTCGGAGGCTTTCATGCCTGTCACTATGGCGTCGAGCATGATGCGGCCTTGCTCCTCGCCCGCGATGTCCATGACTTCCTTGCGGATGTTGAGTGCGGCGCGCAGATCGTCGGGGCTGTTGATGGTGCGCTTTCCGACATGGTTGGCGGGGGAGACGACTTTCATCTCCTCCATTTTCTCGATCAGGTGCGCGGCAAGGTTGTAGCTGATGCCGAGCTTGCGCTGGATGAATGAGGTTGAGGCTTTGCCTTCCTGCCAGACCAGATGCACGGCTTGCCGAAAAAGCGCCTCTTCGTTGGCTTCTCGGATTGCGCCAAAAATGTTCGCACCTGCGCAGATTGAGATTCCATCTCTGATCTGGACGTGTCCGGGGTCTTCGCGCTCGATCGGGCGGGTGATGTCTCTTATCATGCCTGTCCGGTCATCGGCGGCTTTAATCTTGTTCCATTGCGGCGCAATCGCTGCCCAGTAGGCGTTGACCTCAGCCATGCGGGGCAACTCGGCGCGGAGTGCCGGCGCGGCGTTTAGCAGCGCCTCACAGCGTCCAAAGTCGCCGTCGTCCAAGGGGTAGCTTCCATCCTGTTCGCCGTAGCCGCGCAGGTGTGCTGCGATGGAACCTGCGGACGCACCGCGCGCGCCAGCATCTACCCATGCGCGCAGATCGTCGGGTATGGTCTGAGTGGTGTCTGTCATGGCGTGTTCCGTTGATTGTTGCCCCTGCCGCTGTTGTTTGGGTAACGGTTGATGCGGCAGGGGATGCGCCCGGAGTGGGCTGCATTCGGTGGGTCAGCGGGGCGTGGCGATGCGGCCGCGCCATGCGTCGAATTCGGTTTGCAGCGCCGCGAAGCGTTCGGCGGCGGCTGGGGCGGTGGCGAGATCGCGGCGCGAGGTCACGCCACAGATCTGGCGCAGGTATTCGGCGGCGGCGGTCGGGGTCAGCTGCACGCCGGACTGCACCGTGCGCGCGCCCGCGAAGCTCTGGAATTGCGGATCGTTGCACAGGATGCCTGCCTGTGTGGGTAGAGGCAGATCTGAGAAAGGGGTGCGCACGTTCATCGCGGCGCATCCCAGTGGATCACGAAGCCCTCGAACGGCAGGCCATGCACAGTCGCAAACCAGTCGGCCATATCCATGAAGCTCTCGAAGCCGTCAGCGATGGCGAATTCATTGTCCGTTTGATCGCAGTCGCGCGAGTGAATGATCGAGAACAGTGGCCTGTCGTTGAGGCTCATGCACGTCGGATCGATCCGGATGCGATCGATTTGCGTCACTGTGGCGGTTGCCAGCAGTCGGCACTGCTTGGTGCGCATGCCCGTGTAGAGTTTCAGCGTGTCGCCAACCTTGGCGTGTGGCCTGCCATCTTTGCGCGGCGCGCGCACGGTTTGGCGTTTGTTGCCGTGCTCTACCGCCTCGGCGAACTGCTTTTTGAAGTTGAGGGCGGGCATCATTGGCCCTCGGTTTGGCGAAAACGGTCCGGCACCTCGGAGGGGCGGGACTGGTCGGTTGCCTTGCGGTCCCAGCAGATCATGTCTGTCAGCTGGCGCTGCAAATCGGTCCGTTGCGGGCGCGGGGCGGGTTTGCGGCGGCGGAACCGGCTGAGAAAGCCGGACAGGAAGCGCGCGGAAAAGGGCGGGGTCATGACTGTGGTTTCCCTGCTTTGCGGTTGCGGTCCGCGCGGGCGGTCTCGGCCTCTTGCGCCTGCTCCTCGGTCACGGCCCATGTGTGGCCGTCCTTGTCGCAGGCGCTCCAGCCGTGTTTGGTGGCGCTGCGGTATGCGCCGATTGGTGTCTTGTCGGTCATGGCTGTTGCTCCTGCGGTTTGAGTTCCACCGCTGCGACCTCGCGCGCCCATTTGGCGCGGGACAGCAGTTCGGCGTTGCGGGTCAGGCGCTCGATGGTGTCTGCGGCCTCGACCAGCTGGTCGGGGGTGGCGTGGGCAATGTCTGTGATCACGCCGGTGGCCTCGCGCAGGGCGCGGTCGTTTTCGAACAGCTTTTGCTGCACGGGGTCGGCCTCTGGTTTGTGTGCGGTGATCACGCCGCATCCCCGCCGTAGGGGCCGCGTCTTGGGGCTTCGCGCCAGTGCTCAATGGCCTCGAAGGCGTCCGGCCAATGCCCTTCGTCAATGTACTCAATAGCAGATGCTATTGCGATTGCGGGCTCAAGATCGCCGCTATGAAGCGACTTATCCAGAAGCGGCATGAGGGCAACGAGCAGTTTTTCTTTTGCGATGTCAGCGGCTCTCGGTTCGAACTCAATCATGCTGCATCCCCGCCGCCGAAAGGATGGCCCCAGCGTTTGCGAGTGAAGCTTCGGGGCGTGTGGCCTCTTGCAACTACGGCTTCGCGCACAAAATTCTCTTCATGCTCGCGGCGGATATCGCTGTTGATCGGCAGGGCATCGTAGGGCGAGGGCAGCAGCAGGGTGGGGCGCGCGGGAAGTATGCCGTAGGCGGGGTGCAGGCGCTCCATGCGATCGGGGGTGATCGGCTGGCCGCGCTGTGCTTTCAGCTCTGCCCAGCTGTCTTGCAGGACGGCGGGGTGAGCGTGGAAGTCTTGCGGGTTGGTGATGACTTCGCGGGGGGAAGTGGTGTATTTTATCGTGGATGTGTAGATGTGCATGTCAGTTTCTCCATGCCGTCCGATGTGGCGGCTATGGATGAATAGTTCGCACATAGCGAATAAGTTGGCAATAAAAATGTTCGCCATTTGCGAATTTTATTGCATTGCTGGATTAGAAGTGAAAATTTTACGTCGCGCTGACATGGTGCGCGCAAAGAAAAACCCGCCGGAGCGGGTTGGGGGTAAAGGTTTGTAAGGGTTTTAGGGTTATGGAGTTCCGCTGGGAAACAGGCGCGCAACAACAAGAAGAGCGCCGCCTACCAAAGCCATTATCGTTGCAATCCCCGGATATCCGGGCAGCATCGACACCTTGCCCTTTAGTTCAGCCAGATCGCTGCGGACTGCTTTCATGTCCGATTTGATTTCTGACATATCCGCTTCCAGCCTTTGCACGCGATATTCCATTCCGTCACCTGGTGGTTCTGTTCCGCCCATTCTAGCACGTCCTTGTATGTGTGTCTGCGTGTTGTCGACTTCAAGGCGGATTTTCTCAGTCATTGCTGGTCTCCGGTGGCGATACGTTCAGTCCGATCACCTCTGATGAAAAGTAAACCGCATTGCCACAGTTTTTGCAGGTAATGCGTACCTTTGGCGCGCTATCGGCTATGGCGAAGTATTCGGCTTCGGGGTCGTATGGCTTTTCACCGGATAGCCTAGGCAAGATGATCCAGTCGTTATTCTGGCATACCCAGCAACCGTTGATCATGAACTTTTCCAAGTGCTTTTCTACGATTTCTATCTGGTCTGCTCTTAAAGTCCACGTGTCCTTGGCTGGTTTAGAGCCCATACTGTTCTCCGATCATCTTCACACCCACCGCGCCAGATCAGCAGGCATATTCGAACTCAAACTGCGGCCTGATAATCAATTTTGCGCTGGTAACCTTGCAGCCCCGCTCGGAAAGGTAGGCTTCTACTGCAGGCTCAAACGTGGCCTGTTGTGTGTAGGGGTTTACAGCCAGTCCGAAGGTAAAGCCGTCCGCCGCGCCAGATGCTGCTGAATCCCCGATGCTGGGTGTGATCATCAAGCGGTTTTTTTCAGGCTGATCGAATATGCGCCATACATCGCCATTGATGTTGTACGAGACAGGCGGGGTGCCACTATACTCCATGGCCTCGTTCAACCCAGCGCATGACGCAAGGGCGACAAAAGACAGGCAGGCAAAATACTTTTTCATCTAAACTTTCCTAAATAAAAAGGGCCAACGGGCCGATGCTGTCACGCTTCGGCTGACCGTTTCAACCTAAAGCTATGCATTGCAACCCCTCGTGCTTGACCTGAAACACCTCTTCGGACAATGTGAACGGATGGGGAACATGGGGGCGTACGGCATGGATGAAGTCGAGATTGCAGATGAAATAGTAACTCTTCTTCTGCTATCCGAGCCTGACCGACGCTCTGTCATTCTGACTGCTCGGAGGCTTGCTCGAGAAGCCCGGCAGCGTGACGAGCAACTGCACGGCGATCCTCAGCACTCAGATCCTTCATGATCTCAATGTGTGCCCTTATCTCCTCTGCAAGATCGTCGCTATCGATCAGGTCGTACACTGAGACGCCAAGCTCATCTGCAAAACGCTTCAGCAGTCGCCCGCTTGGAAACTTTTTGCCGTTCTCAATTTCAGAGATGTAGCTCTTGCTACTACCGGCTTTTGCGGCGAGCACCTCTGCGGTCCAGCCGCGTTCTTTTCTAAGTGTTTTAAGGCGTGTTTGCATAGGTGTAAGATGCCACGAAGGCAATGAAACCGCTAATCGCTTATAGCGAACTTTTGTACTTGCTATTTTGTTCGCCATTTGCGAACTATTGAGCATGATGACACTCGAAAAATTTTTGAAGCAAACAAATCAGACCCAGCGGGACTTTGCGCGATCTGTTGGTGTGTCCGCTTCGTACATGAATGAGATCGTCAAGCGTGGAAAATCCCCTAGCTTGTCCGTTGCTGCCAAAATTGAAGCCAAGACAAATGGTCAAGTTCCGATGTCGGCGCTTCTCTCCAACCAGGTTAGTGCGGCTGATCCTACGGCTGAGGACGCGGCATGAGCGGTTGCGCATTGATCACACTTCTCAATCTGTGTCTTCTGGTTGGGCATATTGCTCTGCTTCTATGGCATCGGCGACGCTGCGCAGATTTTCAACAAGAGACTGTCGAGCGCGCTGTTCGAGCTGTGCAAAGGTCGTATCAGCAGGCATCGGGGGGATGGTCACCGTGATCTTCCAGTCGATATCTTCAAAACTTGCCCCTCTTTCTTTGGGCTGCGTTGATATGGTCGTAGCTGCGACGATGCACTCTGGCATGTCATTTGACGCGCGGCGGTTGCTTAGAAAAATTGATGGTGCGCGTTGCAAGATCATCATGGTCTTCCGGTCCTTTCGGGGCTGGTTGGAAGAGGCGGGCCGTTTGGTTGGTCCTGGGCGGCCCGTCTCGGTTTTGATCGGGGGTGCGGTGTGAGTTGCACGATTCTGTTGTTCCCCCAGACTGCCCCACGCGCGGCCCCTCTGTCACCTGAACCTTTGTCCGGACAGGTGGTCCAGCTGGAGCCATACCGCGTGTTGCGGGATTTCGGCGGGCAGTGGCAGATCTATCTGCGCGCGCATTTCACCAGCATCACCGATGCAGCACTGGCCTTCGGCGTGACCGAGCGAGCCGCGCGGCGTTGGTGGGATGGTGCGGGCCCACGCGGGGCGTTTGTGGCGATCGCGCTGCGGATGCATCCCGACACTGCGCCTGCGTATCTGCTCTCGGATGTGCCGGCACAGGCGGTGGCAGCATGAAATTACCAATGCAACATCGGGAAGGGGCGGCGGGTTATTCTGCTAGAGTTATCGCCGCGCCGCTGGCCTGCGTAGATGTCCCTCTGCGCGTTGGCCGCCCGGTGTGCATCGCTCCGTTTGCCGGTGGGGGCCGGTGGCGGAGTGTGCGGGGTGGGGCGTGCACGGCAGTCGTGCGCTCCACCCTGAAGAATTCCCGCCGTCTCAGCTCCTCCCGAGACAATGGCTGCGGGAATGCCCGTGCGGCACGTTCTGATCCGCGTGCTGCACGGAACCTCCCTGTTGGACTTGCGGCGCGCGCCTTTGATCTGGCGTGCGCCGTCTTTTTGGCGGGGGTAGGGGCATGACGCGGGCGCGTTTGATCGCGGATGACGAATTCCGCCGCCTCTGGGCCAGCGAAATGTCCGCCCCCAAGATTGCGGCGCATTACGGGCCTACTGTCACGCCATGGCACGTACATTCAGCTGCAAAGGCGGCGGGGTTGCCGCCCAAGGGGCGCGGTAAAAAGCGGGACGAAGTGGCCATCCGCCGGATGTGGGATGCAGGCGTTCCCGTGCCTGAAATTGCGCGCGCCTGCGATACCAGCGGCAGTCGGGTGTGGGAATTGGTGCGCGTGCGGGATTGGCCCAAGCGCGCGCCGCGTATGACCATCGCGCAGCTGGATCTGGATGTGGTTGTGGCGCTCTGGTTTTCCGCAAGGAAGCGTGAAGATCTGGCGGATGCTTTGGGCGTATCCTCGCAATCAGTCACCGAGGTCAAAAGCCATTTTAGGCTGCCGCCTCGGAACGGATTTCACGCCGGTGTGGATTTGGACGAAAAGCGCCGTGCGTGGCTGGCTGCAAAAGAAAATGCGCTCAAGGCCGAAGAGGCGCAGGCTGCTGCACCATCGGTCCCTGTGGTATCCGGCCCGCCGTTCTGGACGCCCGAGCGCGATGCGCAGGTGTTCGCCACGGGCGGGCGCTATGCCGCGCTGCGTGCCGCTGCGCGCGGGCTGGGTAAGCCGGTGCAATACGTTCAGGCGCGCTGGCACCTGCTGAAGGTGGCCGCGTGAGCGCGCGCATCATATCGGAGTTCCGTGCCCTGCGGCCTGCGGGCGGGTTTGACTTCATCATGGCGGATCCGCCGTGGCTTTACGAACTTCGCAGCGATCGGGGAAAGGCGAAAAGTCCTGAAGCGCATTACGGGTGCATGGATCTGGACTGGATCAAGGCGCTACCCGTGCGCTGGCTGGCAGGGCCCGATTGTCTGTTGTGGCTGTGGGCAACCAATCCGATGCTGCCGCAAGCGATCGAGGTTCTGGAGGCGTGGGGCTTTACCTTCAAGACGGCGGGCACTTGGGTGAAGCGCACCAAGCACGGGCGCGATGCCTTTGGCACGGGATACGTGCTGCGCAGCGCCAATGAGCCTTTCCTGATCGGCACCATTGGCGCGCCCAAGACCACGCGCAGCACGCGGTCAACCATCCCCACCTATGACGAAGGCCTGCAATCTCTGGCGGATGGCGGTGCGTGGCCCATGGGCTCGATCACGATCGAGGGGCCGCTGCGCGCGCATAGCCAGAAGCCGGAAGAATGTTTTGCCGCTGCCGAAGGCCTGATGCCCGATGCGCAGCGGATCGAGGTGTTTTCGCGCACCAACCGCCCCGGCTGGTCGGCGTGGGGGAATGAAACTGGCACGATAGGAGGAACGGATGGGTGATCTGACAGAAATGCGCGCGGCGGCGGATGCGCGGTTGGGGCAGGCGAAGCGCGAGGCGAGTGTGCTGGACCGGATTGCGGTGTTTGGTGCGGATCTGGATAGTCTAGGCGTATCCTTTGAGGTGCTGCGACTGGATACAGCTCAGATCGAGATCAGCGTCGTGATCGGCGGTCTGGGTGATCCTGCGGTGCATCAAGCCTGCGCACCTGTGATTGCCGCGCCTGCGCCAGAGGTTGAAGATGAGGAACCGTCTTCAGAGCAGGTTCCTGCGGTTGCCGATGTCGCTCCTGTGGCTGAAAAGCCCAAAAAGGCGGCACGGAAATACGTGACCGGCCCGTGGTCGGATGTTGAGACCGCAACGGCGCTGGACGGGATCAAGGCCGGGCGCACAAACGGGGAGATCGCGGCCAAGCTGGGGCGTCACGCGGGATCGTGCAACATGCCCTTAGCCAAGCTGCGGGGCGAGATCGAGGGGACAGCAGCCCCGCGCAAGCGCAAGCTCGTGCCCGGTAAGGAGCGCGCGAAGAAGGCTCCTGCGGATAAGGCGCCCGAGGCAAAGCCGAAGGCGGCAAAGCCTGCCCCCGCTGTTCAAGCCAAGGCCGAAAAGCCCGCGGCTTCGGTGCCGTTTGCGGAGCGGGCAGGGGTTGCCTCGCTGGCCACGCGCGCAGCACCTGACGCGCCAGCTGCGCCGGTGAGCGGCATCAAGGGTGAGCGGCCCTATGCCGAGCGGGTGATCGTCGCGCATCTGGATGCTGTGGGATATGCGGACGGCTGGAACGCGGAGCGCGATTTCGAGCTGGTCGAGGAAATCTGTCGTGGCAGCAATCTGGCGGTCGTGGCCACCGAATTGCAGATCGGCTTTGCCGAGGCGCAAAAGCGCTGGCGGCTGCTGAATACGGCCATCGGCGATACAGACCATCAGGCCCGTCTGGTGCGCATCCTGAAGGAGCGTGTGGATGCCTGATGTCATCACCCGCGCTCAGCAAAGGACTACGTCATGAGTTTGACAAGCAGAGAAGAGGATTTCGAGGTCTCTAAAAAGCTGGCCCAGTCAATGCTCAATGTCGTCACCAAGGCTGAGAATGTGGGGCAGGGCGTTGATGCGATCAGTTTGCTGTTGGCCGTCTACTTGGGGCGTCTGCGGGATACTTCGTCCATAACGCCCAACGATGCCGTTGTGCTTGCTTTGGCGTCTCATCAGGATGTCCTGCGTCAACTCTCCGATCAACCATTGCCCAATTCATCGGCGGTGCACTGATGGTTACCTACAACGTCGAGGAAAAGCTGGCGCGTGATGTGATCTTTGGTCTCAAGGCCTCAATCCTGAAACCGCACGGCAAGCGCCGTCACGCGGCGGTGGGTGATCTGCTGCACATATGCTGTGGAAACCTGCCGCCGCTCTATGGCCGGTCTGAGCGGTATCACCGCCTGATGGTCGCGCCCTGCACCCTGTCGATCCCCGTCACCATCACGGAAACGGGGTTCTTGCGCGACGGCGAGAGTGATCCGCAAGGGTGCCGGTTGGAGCTGATGGCGCAGGCCGAGGGTTTTGCCACCTACGCTGCGCTGCGTGAGCACTATGACCGAATGGACGGGCTGCCCTGGTACGGCCAGCTGCTGCGCTGGAAGCCCGCACAAGCCGAGTTTCGCGCGCAATGTCCGCTGATCGAGCGCGTGACAGATGATGGGGAGGGTGGGCAATGAGCCGTGAAATCTTTGACTCGTGGTCTGAGAGTGGAAGCACTTTCGCCACAGATGTTCTGGTTCAGGAGGGCCGTACAACCTGCGTATTGGGGCCAGATGGCAATCCGGTGCGCTATCAGCGCCGTCACCCAATTGGCTTCGATCTCCGGCCCAAGGCCGAAAGGGAGAGCGAATGACGCATTGGAATTACTTTTGGGCAAACCCGGCGCCGGTCTGGGACCGTGTCCGCGCCGTTCTGTTTGAGCCGTGCCGCACTGCGCAACGCGGCAGGCCATGGGAGGATTGCCAGTGACCGGCCCCCGCGCACCGCCCTGATTGGCAGGCTTTCACAGAAGCGCCAGCCCGCTCCGAAGAGGGTGGCGGTGCAAAACAGGCCATTTGGGGCCGTCTGACAGACGAATTCGGCGTCGGCATTTGGCCGCGCCAAAATGCATGGGCAGGATTATGAGCCATAAAGCAACGAATTGGGCGATTTCGAAGCGCGGGTTGAAGCCTGCGACCAAGCTGGTGCTGTGGCATCTGTGCGACCGGCATCACCCGGATCACGGCTGTTTTCCGTCGCAGGAGACTCTGGCGCATGACTGCGAGATGTCGCGTGCCTCGGTGAACGTGCATCTGGACAAGCTGGAAAAGGCGGGCCTGATCCGCCGCATCCAGCGCACCAACAAAAAGCAACAGCGCAAGATTTCGACGCTGTATTTGTTCGCGTTCGACGAGGGGTTTTCAGTCGGTGAAACAGATCAGGAACCGCAAAAGCCGTGTCCAGATTCTGGACATGGAGCCGTGTCCAGAAAAACGCAAAAGCCGTGTCCAGAAAATGGCAAAAGCCGTGTCCAGAATCTGGACATAAACCCTGTAAGGGAACCTTTAAAGAACCTTGCGCGCGAGACCGATGATGATGGTTTGTCTCCGATTGCCCTGTTCTGGATCGACCGGATCGAGATCAGCATGTCGGGACGGCCCGCAGGGGTCGAGGCGATCTCGCCAGATGTGCGCAGGCAGATCGCTGGCAGCGGCTTGCTGACCGCCGAGCAGCTGACCGCAGCCGGATTGGCAGGCTGAAACCATGGATGCTTTGGAAAAGGGGAACGGGATGGACGGATCGACTGAGATTGAAACCACGGCAGCGGAGAGCAAACGGGCGCGGGTGCGCCGGTTGCTGATCGAGCCGCTGACGTCGCAGGGGATGCGGTTCAAGCATGGCACGGCGGTCGAGGTCCAGCGCAAGAGGCTCGACCGGATGGCGGATGATCTGGGCTACATGCACGACGATGCGTTGGTGGTGTTGCGGCGCTGTCTGCTGCGCAACGGCGAGGGGGTCAAGAAGTGCTTCTGGCCCGAGCGGGTCAGCTATCTGGGCTATGCCCATGCCTTCCAGCCGCGCAGCATCGATGACGAACCGGCGATGCTGGCGTGGTTCGCTTCGGTGGCGGGGCGTGAGGCTCAGGCCGTTCCGGGTCTCGCCGTGGCGCAATACGAGTTCTGGTGCAAATACTGGCACCCGCCTTTCGCCGAAAAGCACAAGCGCGCTGTGATGGGCAAGGTCGCGGAGAATGCGCAGCGGCTGGCTTACTGCGAGGCGCGCGATGCGGAGGGCAGTCTGCGCGATCCCGATCACATCGCGTGGCTCAAGGCGTACCGCGAGAAGGCGGCAAAGGTCGCGGGCTGGATCAAAGGGGCATCCGCGTGAACGCGCGGGCGCAGTTCGACGCGGCGGGGCGGGCCGTGGTGCAGGGTGGTAACAACAGGGCAGGGCGGTCAATGCGGGATACGATGGGGCGGGTGCGGCAGGAAATTAGCATTCAACGGCTGCTGGAATGGGCATTCGCCGATGAATGCGCGCAGGTGGATTTCGAGGACGACAATTTTGATAGCTGTCATGGTGGTGGCGGTGCTGAATGGCGGATCGCACAGATTGCTCGGCTGGGATGTCGCGTAGACGGGGGCGGGCGGTCTTACCCGGATGCGGATGCAGACATCGTGGCCGGTGCGGTCGCTGCGTTGCCCGAGGGCTGCGGCGGGCGCGGCATGGCTGTGCAGATTGCTGAGCTGGCGCGCGCGCGGCGGGTGCCGGATGCGATGATGGGAGCGGTGGCACGGTGCATTCCGCGTGCGACGCGCCAGAACATGCACGGTACGTGGTCGCAGACTGAGGTTATCGGGCGCGGCGTCGATTGCAGCGGTCGCAAGGTCAAGCGCTATGATATTCTGGTCTGTCCTGTCACATATACCCACACTTCAGCTGATATCGCGCGGGCTCGTCGCAATTATTTGCAGTGGCGTCTGGCGCTTATGGAATTGCGTCAAACCTTTGTAATTCATAACGATCTGTCGCGATGGATGCTGTCTGATGTTCTACCCTCGCGCGCGCCATGGCAAAATAGTATTTGACGAATAAATGATGACCCCCTAGACAAGCTACCAATACGACATTCGCGCCCGCCAAGGATCACCCTCGGCGGGCGCTTTGCGTTCTGGGGCTATGATTTCAGATAATGGAGGCGTGACCTTGTTAAGCTGTCACGTGGACATGGATAGGCTTCGGCGCGGATTGAGCGATGTCGAACGCAAGCAGCTCCCGATCTCGACAGTCTGGGCGCTGAACGATACGGCAAGCGATGTTCTCGCTCACATGCAGTCACGAATGGATGTGGTGTTCGATAATCCGACGCGCTTCGCCAAAAACGCTTTCATGGTCTGGCGCGCGACCAAAGCCACACTTTCCTCGGAAGTCAAAGAGCGCCCATCGGTTGGTTCGCGTCACTTCCTGAAGGTGCAGGAGCGCGGCGGTGTCCGGCCCCAGACCGGACTTGAGCGGCTTATGAATACGCGGCTGTCCTATGATGGGGATATCAAGGCAGTTATCCCAGCTGCTGGTGCCAAGCTGAACGCGGCTGGCAACTGGTCGCCCGGTGAACGCAATAAGGTTTTGTCGGCTGTGCAGGCTCAGCGCGATACAAGATCCAATACGACAGCAGCGTCGAGGTCTCGGCGGAAATCTCGGATCAGCTACTTCGTGCCGAGGTCGGGATCAAAGCTTTCTGCAGGTGTGTGGAAGCGGGACGGTAAGGGAAAGATCAGCAAGATCCTGAACTTCACCACTGCGATGCCGGCGTACCGCGAGAGGCTCGGCTTCTATGACGGAGCGCAGGACGTTTTTGATGCGCAGTTTCCGGTTCGGTTCTCCGAAGCATTCCGAAAGGCCATGGCGACGGCCAGATAAAACGCGCGGGTCCTTCCATACAAAGGATCCTACAGGGGTAATTCGCACCCCGGTTTGTGGGCGTTTTTTGGAATTTGTGTGGTTCGAGAAGGGGTTGTTGTTGGAGTTATCTTGACAGTGGAACATGAAGGGCAAGCGCCGGACCTGATGCCGGTCGATATTTCTGTCGAACTGGCCGATCTCATTGCGCGCTATCCGCTGCCTGCCGGTGTCCTGGATGCTGACATGAACCAGACGGAAATGGCGCAGGCGCTGAAGACATCGATGCCGACCATCAACAAATGGATCAGCAGTGAGAACATGCCCGTCGTCCAGGAGGGCGGGCTGGGCAAAGCCTATATCCTCCGGCTGTCGCATTGCTGGGCTTGGAAGCAGGCGCGCGACGATTCCGAACGCGTGCGGCAGCGCCATAGTGCCAGCCAGATCAACGCGCTGCAGGCGAGCTTTCTGGGTATCGATATCGAGGATCCGCAGGCCTCGCTATCCGCAAAACAGCGGTCTGAGCTGGCGCAGGCAGATATCCTGCACAGCAAGGCGATGCAGCAGCGGCGCCAGCTGGTCCCGCTGGATGATATCGTGGAGTTGCTGGAAAGCATCTTCACCATCACGCGGGACAAGATCGAGGCGATGCCGGACATCCTCGAGCGCGAGTTGGGATTGAGGCCGGAACAGGTGGTCATGGTGCAGCGAATCGGTGCGGATCTTTTGAACAGCCTGTCCGAGAAGATCGAGGAAAAAGAACTGAGCGAACGCGACGTGGTCGATGTCGAGGTTCAGAAACAATGGCTAATCTAGAGGGGCTGATCGCGATGCAAATGCTGCACGATTACGAACCTCTGCCACCTTATACGGATCCTCGATCGGCTTTGAAGTTGGCGTTGCCTGCGCTGCGTCCCGCCGAGCAGATCAGTGTGACAGAATCCGCCGAGCGGAACATGCGGGTCAACGTATCGGGGCAGTGGCAGCCGTTCCGGCGTGATGTGACCCCCTATATGGTCGAGCCGACTGACATGATTGCATCGCGCACCTTTCGAGGCCTCGTGTTCTGCGGACCATCACAGTCCGGCAAGACGCAGATGCTGCAGGCAGCACTTGCCTATACGATAGCAAGTGATCCTGGACGGGTGGCACTGTTTCAGATGACGCGGGACGCGGCGGCAGAATTCGAGCGCAACAAGCTGTCACCGACGGTGCGCAACAGCCCCGAGTTGCGCAACAGGCTGTCGAAGGGGCGTGGTGCCGATAACATGTACCAGAAGATCTTCAGCGGCGGCACGATGATGACACTGGACTGGCCGACGATCACAAAGCTGAGCTCGACCTCCATCCGCCTGGTGCTAGGGACCGACTATGATCACTTCCCCGAAAGCATCGATGGGGAGGGCGATGCCTACACGCTGATGCGGGCCCGCGCCCGATCATTCCTGTCGCGGGGCATGGTGGTGGTTGAGAGCAGCCCCGGCGCGCCGCTGACCAACGAGAGCTGGCGACCTCAGACGCCACATGACTGCCCGCCAGTGAAATACGGCGTGCTGTCGCTTTACCCGCAAGGGACGCGGGCACGGTGGTATTGGTCGTGTCCGTGCTGTGGCAGCGAGTTCGAGCCAACTTATTCACGGCTGGTGTACCCAGACAGCCTTGACCCGGTCGAGCAAGGCGAGGCGGCGCAGATGCGGTGCCCGCACTGCAAGGAAACGTTCGATCATCTCATTAAGCGCGAGCTGAATGCAGAAGGTCGCTGGCTGCATGAGACGGACGACGGGAAGACAGCAACGCTTGGTAGCGGCAAGGTGCGTCGGTCCGACATGCTGTCATATTGGCTGGATGGAACGGCAGCTGCGTTTTCGTCATGGGCGGAACTGGTCACCCAGTACGAGAGCGCGGTGCGCAAGTTCGAGCTGACAGGGGATGAAGAAAGCCTCAAAACGGCGATGAACACAGGGCAGGCGCAACCTTATCAGCCCCGCGGGTCAACCTCGGAGATGGAAGTCACGCTTCAGGGCCTGAAGGACAAGGCGAACGGCAACCGGACGCCCAAGGGTACGGCGCCGGGCTGGGCGCGCTACGTCACCGTCGAGGTGGATGTGCAGCGGACTTACTTCTCGGTCGGGGTCACGGCATGGGGCGAGCACGGGCAGCACCAGCCCATCGACCGGTTCGAGATGAACACGCCGCCAGCGGGCGCGCCGGGTGCTGTAGGTCCTGGCGAACGGGGTCGGACCATCACGCCCTTCGATGTCGCGGAAGACTGGCAGGTTCTGGTTGAACTGGAAGAAATGGAGTGGCCCGTTGAGGGCACGAAATATGCGCTGCGACCGCTTGCGTTGAGCGTCGACCAGCAGGGTGGCGGTGCGACAACCGACAACGCCTATGCATTTTACCGCGGGAGAAAGCGGGCAGGGCAGGCAGGCCAGAAAGTCCGCTGGTTCATCACTCGGGGGCGGTCTGGCAAAGATCTGCCGGATCGGGTTTGGCTCAAGGCACCGGAGAGTGCTAGCGGCAAGCGCCGCGTCGCCAAAGACGTGCTGACGCTGAACATGGCGACCGATCGACTGAAGGACGCGGTGGCGACGTCACTGCGGCTTACCGAGCAGGGGCAGAACTTTTGCGGGATCCCGCTGTGGATGGAAGAAGCTACATTGCTGGAAATGACCTCCGAGCGGCGCACCGCGAAGGGTTGGGAAAAGCGCCCTGGCATGGTCAGAAACGAAAGCTTTGACCATCTCGTCATGGCACGTGCCAAACATATCTGGCTCAAGGCCGAGCGGATCGACTGGGCCTCGCCGCCCGCCTGGGCAAAGCTTGATGACGCCAATCCAATGGCGCGGTTTTTGGGCCCGGAAAAACACGAAGAGCCGGAAACGGTACAAACACCGACACCGATGCAATCGAGCAGCGTGCGTAAAGAGGCGCCGTCAGACTGGATCGTGCGAAGGGAGAATTGGCTTTGACATTTTACACAGCAGAAGAGCTTGCAGAGATGCGGCTTGAGCTGACGGCCCTGCGGTCAGCAGCTGCGAAAGGCATCACGAAGCTGCGCAATTCGGTCGGTGAAGAAATCACTTATCGGTCGCTGGAAGAGATGTATCGGCAGATCTCGAGAATGGAGCGGATCCTCGCCCCGCAGGCAACGGTGCGGCAGCACTATCCGACCTTTAGAAAAGGCACCTGAATTCATGAACCTGATTGACCGTGCCGTCGCGTTCGTTTCTCCCGAACGCGCCCTCAAACGTGTACGCGCACGTCAAGCGATTATGCATTATGACGCGGCTACCGTGGGTCAGCGGGCATCATCTTGGAAGGCATCCAGCACGGATGCGGATGCAGCTGCCGGGCGCCGTGACCGCATGGCGTATATCGCCCGTGACATGGTGCGCAACACTCCCTTTGCGCTTCGCGCGCAGCAGGTGATTGCAAACAATGCAGTGGGCGACGGGATCATTCCGAAAGGGATTATCCCCAAGGGTGAGAATGATCCGGACGGCCTGCGCGAGATCCTGTTGGAGATGATCGAGAACACATGCGACAAGACGATCATCTCAGCTGACGGACGGCAGAACCTCTACGGGCTTCAGCGGTTGGCCATGAACACGATCACCGATGCCGGTGAAGTACTGATACTACGCGAATACGTGGCTGATCCGCGCCCTGGCCAGTTCAGGTTGCGGCTGCGCGTGCTGGAGCCAGACTTTCTGGACAGCCTGCGGGATGGTGTCCTGACCGACGGCGGTAGCATCCACGACGGGATCGAATACAACGCCGATGGCCAGCGCGTGGCCTATCACTTGTTCGACCAGCACCCAGGCACAGACTGGTTCAAAGGGATCGGGTGGCGCAGCCGGTCGCGCCGTGTGCCAGCGCACCGTGTGCTGCATATTTACCGGCAGGATCGCCCGGGCCAGAACCGTGGCGTCAGCTGGTTCGCCCCAATCGCCTTGGCGCTACAGGATCTGGGTGATTATCAGGATGCGCAGATCATGCGCCAGAAGATCGCTGCCTGCTTTGCGGCGTTCCACAAGCGCAGCGAAACGCTGGCCGATGGCGGTAACAGCGAGGCAACATCCCTTGGTGGGTCGCTGAGCCCTGGGCTGATCCAAGACATCGCATCCGACGAAGAAATCACGTTTTCTAACCCGCCTGATGTCACCGGATACGAAACGTTCACGCGCACGGTGCTGCTGTCGATCGCGTCGGGCATGGGGATTACATACGAGGCGCTGGTCGGCGATCTGAGCAACGTCAACTTCTCCTCTGCCCGCATGGGGCGGATGGAAATGGATCGCAATGTGTCCAGCTGGCAATGGCTGATGCTGATCCCTCAGATGATGCACCCGATCGGCGACTGGCTGCTCGAAGAATGGGCGCTGATGGATCCCGAGAATGCTCGCCAGATCAAGCAATGCAGCCTGAACTGGGTCCCGCCTTACCGCATTCTTGTCGATCCTGCGCGCGAGATCGGCGCACTGCGCGAAGCGGTCCGGGCAGGCTTTGCCAGCCGTCAGGGTGTTGTCCGGCAGTTGGGCAGCGATCCGGAGCGCCTGATCGAAGAACAGCAAGCCGATGCCAAGGATGCGGAGCTTCGAGGCCTTGTCTTCGACAGTGACGCTGCAGCGGTATCACAATCCGGTGTCACCCAGACGCCACCGCCTGCGGATGAGAAAACACCACAAAGGAACAACAGCGATGGAAAATGAACTGTACCTCTACGGCACCGTCGGCGGCGCGTTCTGGGATGAGGACTTCTTTACGCCGAACACGGTGCGCGATGAGATTGAAGGCCTCAGCGGCCCGTTGACCGTCCGTATCAACTCCGGTGGCGGCATCGCCTCGGACGGGCAGGCGATCTACACGATGCTGCGTGACTATCCCGATGTTGTTTCCGTCATCATCGATGGTGTTGCCGCAAGTGCAGCAAGCCTGATCGCAATGGCTGGCGACACGATCACCATGCGTCTGGGATCCACCATGATGATCCATGACCCGGCGAACCCTTGGGTGGACGGGCGCGGCACCGAACAGGACCACCTGAACGCAGCGAAGGGTCTGAGCGTGGTCAGCAACGCCTATGCGGCTGTCTACGCCAAGAAGGCGGGCATTTCCGTGGATGATGCTCGGGCGATCATGCGCGTCGAGACCTATTATGACGGCGATGGGGCAGTCGATGCTGGATTTGCCACTGCCGTCGATGACGACACTGAGGCCGAAGCCGTGGCGCGGTTCGATTACCGCGTCTATGCGCACGCCCCCGAAGAGCTGCGCAACGCTGGAGGGGAATTCACCACCCAGAAGAGCAGAAAGGCCGTCATGGCCCTGATGGCCGGTTCTGCCGTGCCCAAACCCAAGGAGAAGAAGATGGCAAAGCGCCCCGCGAAGAAGTCCCAGCGTTCGACCATGAAGGATCAGACCGATCCGGACATGATCGGCGACGAAGAGGAAATGTCCAAAGAAGAGCAGATGCTTGAGGAGGACGGCACCGAAGAGGATTCCACGGAAGAGGAAACCGATGGTGAAGAAGAGGATGACGGCGAAGAAGGTGACGGCGACGAAGCATCCGCCAACCCTGTAGCAGCCCAAATCCGAGATATTTGCGCTGCATCGAACCGTACAGAGGCTGAAGCGCTGGACATGATCGTGCGGGGCCTGACGCTAAACCAGGCTGTCGCCGAAATCACCACCAACCGGGCGAAGGAGAACCCCGTGAGCGGAAAACGCAACGGTGCACCGCGCACCACAATCATGCGCGATGAGCGCACCACTCGCCGTACTGGTATGGCTCAGGCGATTACTGCGCAGATCATGGGGACCAACCCGGCCAGTTCCATGGCGCGGCCCTTCATGGACCTGACACTGGTCGAGATGGCGGCGCAATGCATCGGCCACAAAGGTCCGCTGCGCAATGCTGGTCAGCGGACGCAGGTGTTCATGGACGCGGCACATTCGACCTCCGACTTCCCTGGGATCTTCGAAAATGCGCTCAACAAGGTTTTGCTGGAACGCTACCAGCTGGCCGAGCCGACATATCGCCAGATCGCGCGCAAGCGTAACTTTACCGATTTCCGCGTGCACCCGATGGTGCGGGCGGGTGACTTCCCCAAGCTTAAGCGTATTGGCGAGAATGGTGAAATCAAGTTTGGCACCTTCGGCGAAGCCCGCGAAACAGCGATCCTTGCACCTTACGGTGTTGGTCTGCGCATCAGCCGCCAGATGATGATCAACGATGAACTGGGCGCGATCGACGAGGTGCTGTCAGATTACGGTCAGTCAGTTGCGGATTTCGAAGAAGAGACGTTCTATGCCTTCGCCCTGAGCAGCGCCAAGCTTTCGGATGGCAAAGCTGTCTTCCACGCGGATCACAACAACCTGGCCGCTGCGGGTGCGGCGATTGACGTCGATAGTGTTTCTGCGGGCCGTGCGGCCATCCGAAAGCAGAAAAGCATTGATGGCAAAATGTTGAATATGACCGCATCAATCATCTTGGTCGGTCCAAACAAAGAAACGGAAGCTGAGCAGCTCGTCGCAGCTATCCAGCCGCAGGAATCCGGCAAGGTGAACCCGTTCTCAGGCAAGCTTGCACCAGTGGTGACTGCTCAAATCACGAATAACAACTGGTTCTTGTTGGCTGGGTCTGATCGTCCAGGTGGCGCGCTTTGGACTTATGGCTATCTGGACGGTGCAGAGGCCCCCCGTGTGCGCACCGAAGAGGCCTTTGGTCAGCAAGGCATGTCTATGACTGTCGAGCATGACTTCGGTATGGGCGCCATCGATTATCGCGGCGGCTGGAAGAACCCTGGCGCATAAGGGGTCAATCCCGACTGAACTAATGCACGAAAGGCGATCCTGACGGGTCGCCTTTCGTGGTTTTGCAATCCTGAAACATGAATGGAAATGAGATGAAGAATTTTATTCAACCCGGCGCAACGCTGAGCATCATTGCACAGGCTGACACCCTGAGTGGTGCAGGCGTCAGGGCGGGCGTGCTGTTCGGTATCGCCGCGCATGATGCCCTAGAAACTGAACCCTTGGAAATCACCGTTGAAGGCGTGTTTGAGCTTCCGAAGGCGACAGGCACCGCATGGACGGTTGGCGCTGCTCTTTATTGGAATGGGACTGCCTGCACCGTAAACACAACCGCGGGTAACCTGCTTATCGGCTGCGCGGTGATTGCTGCCGCCAGCGGTGATGCTGTGGGTACCGTCCGCCTGAACGGTGCATCTCCTGCTACCCTTACCAGCTGATGACACGGGTCTTTGACGGGATGGCGACGGTTCTCAACGGCACGTTCGGCGGTGCGGTGATCTTTACACCGCGGGACGGCGCCCCACGCACGGTACAGGCGACTTTGCGTGAGGGGCCGCTGGAAGTCTCGGGGGGCGATGGCCCTCCGATTGTCATTCTTGCGCCTACTGTTCAGGTTCCTAAAACCATCCTGCCTGAGGTCAGAAAGGGGGACCGCTTCGCAGCGGTCTCCACCCCCGACAAAATCTATGTCGTGGTCAATAATATCCCCAGCGGATCACCTGCGACTGACGCGATGATTATCTGCGAGCTCGAAGAGGTTTTGGCCTGATGCCGCATTATCGGAGTTCTTATCGGACGGTTGTGCGCACCGCTCTGGCAGCGCAGCCAGACTTTGCGGAATATCAATCCCTCAGTGCGTGGTCACAGACGATTGACAGCAGCGAGCTGCCTTTCTTTGCGGTGGCCACGCCGACGGAACGTAAAGAGCGGGACACCCATACCAGTTCCGCACGCGAAACGATGCTTTTCGTCGTGTTCAAAAAGCGTGGCGGCGATGATCTGGAAGATGAGCTTGATGATCTGAGCATCGTCGCAGAGCAGGCCGTCCTGCTGGCTCTGGAAGACCCGGAGCGCGAGTGCATCCTCACGGAAACGAACATCGAGCTGGACGGAAGCGCGGGCACCCGCGTCGGGACCCTGAGCATGAAGTTCACGGTCACGATCTGGCCTTTGGAGCCGATCACTCTCTAACCCTTTGGCGCGCTCAGGCGTGCTCTTTTCAACGCTACAGGAGTACAGAATATGTCCAGCAGTGGAGCCGTGCGCGGCTATGGCGCGACCGTCACGATCAAAGTCGGAGATCCTGAGGTGCCTACCAAGATTTTAGGTATCGAAACCTTCGATTTTCCGGACCAGACGCCAGACAACATCGATGTGACGCATCTTGAGTCCCCAAATGACACCGAGGAATTTATTCCGGATATGAAGAAGTCACCGGTGTGGCCGCTCAGCCATCATTACGTTCCGGGCAGCGCGATGGATGTAGCGTTGGAAGGGGTTGCTGGTACCGGTGAGATATTTGTTCTGGAGATCGAAGCTCCTAACGCTGATCCGGTAGAGTATACGGTCTTCCTCAACAGCTACCGCCCCACCAACATATCGGCAAAAGGTGGTGTGATGCTGGCAATCAGTACCTTCACAGTCATGGGGGTGATAGTTTAATGGCTGCGGCGACAGATTCCAGGACCGGTAAGGTCACCGTGAAGGTCGACGGCAAGGACTGGTCTTTGCTGTGCGATTTCAACGCGCTGTGCGCCTATACTGATGCATCAGGTGAAGATGGCCTCGACGCGGTCGACCAGTTGCAGACCGGGAAGATGAAAGACCCCCGAAAGATCCGTCTGTTCATCCACTGTGCGCTGATCCAGTGCCACCCTGACGCGACATTGCAGGACGCGGGGCGCATCGTGACTGTGGCGCCGGATGCGTTGGGTCAATCGGTCGATTCGGCGTTCCCCGTTCCCGAGAATGAGGCCGAGGAGCCACCCGCGCCGGGGGAAGTGACGGCAGCACAGGACTAGATTTTCCTGCGCTGCTGTCTGCTTACATCGTGGCGGGGTTCGACCCCGCCACGTTCTGGGGCCTGACCCCGCGTCTCTATTCAATCCACATGAAGGCTGCGCAGAAACGTAATGCCTTTGCCCGAGCCGCCGCCGCCGAGGCCGCATGGATGGGCGCGCGCGCCGATCACAAGGGGCTGATGGAATACGTCGATGCGCTGACGGGGATTGACCGTCGGTTGCCGCAGTCTGCGCTGTCGAGCGTGCTGCACGCCGCCTCCAGCGGGGTGCCTGCCATGTCGCGCGCGGAATATCTGAAACTGAGAGGATCCCGAAATGGCTAGTTCCGTCGGCACACTGCGCGCGCGTCTTACCCTTGATGCCAAGCCCTTCGAGCGTGGCCTGACCGGCGCGCGCAGCCGGATGGCGACATTTGCCAAGGGCATGGCGCGCAATGTGGCAATCGCGGGTGCCGCGATGGCGGCTGCCTCGGTTGCGGCGACTGCAGCTCTGACAAAGCAATCGCTGGCCTTTGTGGACCAGCAGGCAAAAGTTGCGCGCAGCATCGACGGCAGCATCACCGGGCTGCGCGCGCTGCAGCTTGCGGGCAATGATGCGGGTGTGTCGACCGGTGACCTGAATTCGTCGATGCAGAAACTGGGCGCGCGCCTTGTGAAGGCGAAGGTCAAAGGCGGTGCGGCAGGCGATGCGCTCAAGCGTCTTGGGCTTGATGCGGATGTCCTTCTGGCCATGGATGCCGATGCGCGTCTGGCCGCGATTGCAGACCGGATGAACCAGCTGGGTCTAAGCTCGTCTCAGGCCGCGCAATTCCTTAAAGAGTTGGGGGTTGAAAGCAAGGAGATGGCCTTGCTGCTGATCGGCGGGGGTGACGCAATCCGCGCCGCGCGTCAGGAAGTAGAGGATCTTGGGCTTGGGCTGTCCGAGATCGATGCGTCCAAGGTGGAAGCCGCCAACGACGCAATGAGCCGGATCAGACTGGTGACAGAGGCTCTGGGCAACCGCCTTGCCGTGGCGCTGGCGCCTGCTTTGAAGGCAATGTCAGAAGGCTTCACCGCTTCGATGCGGTCGGGGGGGCTTCTCCGGACTGTTGTTGATGTTGTCGCGTGGCGCATCGAGGCGCTGGTTTCGCTGACGGGTGATCTGGTGACTATCCTGGCGTCTGCGGGTCGGGCAGTGCTTGATTTCGTCTCGGGCATTTACAGCTCGATCGGGGCGCTTCTAAATCTTGGTGAGACCGTCAGCGCGACAACAGGTTTTATTGGCGGTTTCATTGGGGGTATTCGCTCCAGCATCGCGTTTCTTGCCGATCTGATCCGGACCACGGGCAGCTTTGGCGAGGCGATGGCGGCGCTGGCGCCTCTCGCCGGTGAAGTCTGGGGCCGGATTGGCGATGGAATTTCGTACATCTCGAATTCCATGGAGGCCGGAGCTGCGAAGATGTCCAGCTTCTTCCTTTTCAATTTGGGAAGAATGGCGTCGAAGTTTGTATCCTTCACGCAAACGGTTGCCGAGGGTCTGAATGGTCTGTTTCGAACAAACACGTTTTCAGGTGCATCGGCGCTGATCACTCAAGAACTTACGATGGGTTACCGCGAGGCCGAGGCTGCAGCATCCGCTGCGGGGGCGCGCGCAAATGCAGCCGCTGAGAATTTCAAGGCCCCGCTGAAAAGCCTTGCAGCGCTTCAGGCCATTATCGCCAAAAGCGGTAAAGACGCTGCGAAAAGCCTTGATGAAGGCACCGACGCTGCGGACGAATTCGGCGATGCCCTTGATAGTGGTGCGGGCGGAAAGGGTTCTGCGGCAGTCCAGAAGGTCAAGTCTGACATTGACGATCTGAACAGCAGCGGGTCCGAGATGAAGTCCACGTTCGGCGCGGCGTTTTCCAGCCTTGTCTCGGGTGCGAAATCTCTTCGGGATGTGATCAAGGATCTTCTGAGCAAGCTGGCGGAAATGCTTGCAAACAGGGCTTTCGATTCACTCTGGGATGGATTTGCAGGTGCAAAAAGCAGCAAGAGCGCCTCTGGTGGCGGCTTCGTCTCCAGATTGTTTGCAGGCTTCTTTGACGGTGGCGGGAAAATTCCTTCAGGTAAATTCGGGATCGCGGGTGAGTATGGTCCGGAATTTGTGCGCGGGCCCGCCGTTGTCACGTCTCGGATGGACACAGCAAGGGCTTTGCAGGGCGGGGGAGGCGGCGTGGCGGAGATCATCGTCCGCAACGAGCCAGGAACCATTGTCGAGATTGCCCGCAACGAAGCGGGCGCGATGATCCGGCGGGCATCGTCTGGGATTGTAAATCAGTCAGTTGGGGCTGCGCAGGCATCTTTCCGCAAAACTAAATCGGGGTGGTCACCATGACGGACGTGATTGCGTGGCCTCCTTTCCAGCTTACCGGCTGGGAACTGGCCGAGGTTTACCCGCAGTCGCGTTCGGTCGGTCTGATCGAGGGCAGGCCGCGCACATCGGCGGCACAGCGCGGGCGGCGGGTGGCAACTGCCAACGTTACCGGCATTGGCACCGCAAAGGACGGCGCGGGATATGTGCGGATGCTCAACCGGCAGTGGGCGGGTGCGCCTAACCTTGTGCGCGCTGAGTGCCTTTCCTCGCTCTGGTATCGTGCAAGGCTTGGGCTGGATCTGCGCAACAACATTCTGGAGTGGACCGACGGCGGCGTTGATCTGCTTTGGACGGACGGTGCGGTGGATCTGCTATGGGGTGATGGCGAATACGCGACATACGGCGTGCCGTTGGTTGATGGACCGTGGCACAGCCTGACTGTCACCGGCCTGCCACCCAACCGCATCGTGGTGCGGCCTTCGGAGCTTATCAGCGTCACGGACGGGGCGACGACACAAACCGCATACGTCATGACGACCGCACGCTCGGACGCCAGCGGAACTGCGGTGATCCGCACTGACAAGGCAACGGCTTTCACAGTCGAGGGGCTTGTGAGCATCGGGCAGCGCGAGGTGATCGTGTTCGAGGCGCTAGGCGTACCGCGCGCGGTGCAGGGTGTTACCGGCACATTCGGCTTTCAGTGGGACTTCCGCGAGGTGTTCGAGGATGAATACGCGGACGGCTGGACGGACGTGAACCCATGGTCGGAGATTGTAGCGCCATGACCCTGACACGCGGTGCGCCTCCTGACCTTATTGATGACATGAAGGGGTATTTCTGCCCTGTTCTGCTGACTTATGCCGACTGGCCGGGGGAGATAATCCGCATTCATACCGGGTTCGGAAATCTATCATGGGGCGGCGAGACGTGGACGGGCGCGGGAACCCTTGTGCAATTCCAAATGCCCTACGAAAGTGGCGGGCTTGCAACGTCACAGGCTACAATACACGTCGCGGCGACGATTGAGGACATGCTGGCCTCCCGTGGCGCGAACATCCGAAACCGTGATATTGTTGCGCACTTTGCCACCACTACAACGCCAGCGGGCAACGTGCTGAAAACAACGCCTCTTGAGGACTTCTTCACTGGCTATTTCGACAGCCGCACGGGATCGCTGACCCGCTCCGGCGGTGATCTGGCGCACGACATGGTTCTGGGCATCGGCGTGGGGCCATCGGCGCGGGCTTCGGCGTCCATCACGCACAACTACGAAGATCAGATTGCGGCTTATCCCGGCGATACGGCGGGGCGGTACGTCCAGACGGCAAACCGGCTTCGGTTCAATCCGCAGACGTGGCCGGAGTAACATCTCGGGCGGCGTTCGGCGCGGCCATGGGCCACATGCGGCACCCGTTCAAATGGGGGCTGCGGAGCGACTGCACTGCGGCCTGTGAGGCGTTCAAGGCGCTGCACGGCATAGACCCCTTGGGTGGATGCCATGACGCCTACAGCACGGCATTAGGCGCGGCGCGGATACTCAAGCGGGCAGGCGGATATCTCGCATGGTGCGAGGCGACGTTCGGCCTACCAAAAACAACGACACTAGAGGCGGGCGACATAGCCCTGATCAACAGCGCAGACACGTTCGGCGCGGCTTTGGCGATCTGCATTCAACCAGGCGAATACGCCGCAAAGACGGAGCGCGGCATGGTTATTACCACGGCTGACATTCAGGGGGCGTGGACATGCCGTTTCTAGCGCCCCTGATTGGGGCCATAACGACGGCTGCCGGTAGCATCGCCGCGACCATTGGGTCTGTGACTGGCTTAGGCGCGGCGTTCGGTAATGCCGTCGTACAATTCGGCGCGTCATTCCTGATCAACAGCGCCATTTCGGCGGTATTCGGCAAAAAGCCTGCCGCGCAGGACGTGGCGGCGGATCTGGCTCAACCCACCACGGCCCCCGCGCAGCGATTTGTGTATGGCGAGTGCCGAGCTACTGGGACGCCAGCGGGCATCCCCGTTAAGGGAGAATACATCTACGGCGCGTGGATACTCAATTCACGGCCTTCGGACTTGTCCAGCTTCACACTTTATCTCGACAAGCGAGAGGTCGAATTGACCGGAGATGCGTTTGATCTTTCGGGGGCAGGGGCCACGGCCACGGAAGCGCCGTTTGAGGATCATTGCACGGTCTGGGTGAGCCGCGGCGATCACACGGCACCGCCCGCAGCGTTCACGACCGAAGCGCCATTTGTTGACGGCGTGCGGGATGATCTTTGGAAAACCACAGACGCTTGGAAAGGTCGCACGATGATCTGGCTCAAGCTGAAGGCGGGCGGGTCTGGCGAGCGGCAAGAGCGGTGGCCCTCTACGCCGCCGTTGGTCGAGGTTGAGGGCAAGTGGTCCAAGGTCTATGACCCGCGCAACGTGGCGCATGATCAATACAACCCAAGCACTTGGGAATGGTCGGATAATCATGCGCTTTGTGTGCGTGATGCGCTTACGATGAACCCTATCCGCCAATATCGCGCGAGCCAGATCCATCCGTCCTTTGACGAAGACGGCCCCGACGCCTGCGACGAAACGGTTGCGCTCAACTCTGGTGGCAGCGAAGCGCGGTACACCTGCGCCGGGACGGTTGTCTGGACGGACGGCGAGGTTGAGGACCAGCTCAACCCCATGATGATCAGCGGCGCGGCTGATTTTATCAGGATCGGCGGCAAGCTGGGCTATGCGGCGGGCGTCTACCGCACGCCCACCGAGACAATGACCTACCTGCTGGGCGACGGCTTCGAGTTCCCCGACATGATCGCGGGGAATGAATTGGTTAACCGCCTGCGCGTGACGTACCTATCGCCAGCGCGGGGCTATGAGACCGCAGAATTGACGCCATGGGACATTCCAGGCGCGCTGGCAGAGGACGGCGGCGTTCCCGCTATCAAGACGCTGGATCTGCCGTTTTGCCCATCCGCAACACAGGCTATGCGGGTTCGCAAGGTCACGGGGCTGAGGCTGCGCAGGCAAGAAAGCATCCAAGGCGGCACGCTGCCCCCCGAGGCGTTTAACCTTGTCGGAGGGGCAACGGTCAACATCGCGCTGCCCGCACCATACGACGCGCTGGACGGCGTGTACGAGGTTTCCGGCATCCATCCCGGCCTAGATCCCATCGGGGAGAGTGGCGAAGTCGCTATGCGTATGCCCGCATCTTTGGTGAAGCACAGCGCCTCGGTCTACGCATGGACTCCCGCGACCGATGAAGAGGAAGTCTACGACGAGCCATATGACGCCACGCGCAGCGGCACGGATGAACCTGGCGCAATAAGCGTCACGACAGGCGATGCGGTGAACCTCAACACAGGCGGGGCGTTGGTGCCGCGCATTCGGTTTGCGTTTGATCCATCGGCTTCGAGCGTAACCGGATACGAATGGCAGTACCGTGAGGATGGCGGAGACTGGGAATCCGGCGGCGTTATTGGTGACGGCATTTTGGACGGCGACGGAAAGGTATTTGCACACCTGATCGGCACGGCGGGCCAGCTTTATGATATCCGCGTCCGTGCTATCGGCTCCAACGGAAACTCCGACTTTGTAGAAATCACAGGCGTCACGCCAGTGGTCAACATCACCATCGACATCCCGATAGACGGCGCGGCGGTCGGCGGGGGTGGCGAAATCACAGCCAGCTTCCGCACGCCAAACGACGCAGACTTCCGAGCCATTGAAATCTACGGCAGCGATACAGACGACAGCGGGGCTGCGTCTCTGATCGGCACGGCCATTTTCACCAGCCAGAACACAATCGTGAGCATCACAGAGGACAGCTTGGGCTCCTCAGTCACCCGCTATTACTTCGCCCGCTCACGCGGCGACTACGCCAGCGCATCGGCGTTCACTGCCAGCGTCACAGCAACAACAGACACATAAACGGAGGCGGCCAAGATGGCATCACCAGTAGTAACGATCCCCACTACGGGGACCGACCCCAAAGTCGCGACTAAAGGTGGGGCTGAGACTTCAATCAATGACGCTCTGCAAATTCTTTATGACGATATCCAAGCCAAAGTGGGATCAGATGTTCTTGGCACAGCGGCGACGGCGGCTATTGAAGACTTTGCCACACCAGAACAGGGCGCGAAGGCCGACGCGGCGGTTCAGCCTGCGGATCTTGGCACAGCGGCGACGGCGGCTATTGAAGACTTTGCCACACCAGAACAGGGCGCGAAGGCCGACGCTCTTGAAGAACAAGCGTCAATCGTTCTGTATTCCACCGAATATTTGGGCAGAATTGCCACTGACGCGACTGGTCGAATTATAGAAGTTGAAATTTTTGTATTCTCCAACATCTACTCCGGTGTGATTTACCTTGACGGTCTGGGTCGTGACGTTTCAGGCGGTAACGGCGATGATGGTGCGGTTTCCGAGAGCTTGGAATGGTATGAAGGGTCTGATTATGAGGACGATGGTTCCCTGTGGATACCCAAGCGCGACCAAGTTATCGATCTAATCGCCAGCTATGGTCAAAGCTACACTCTGGGCGATGTGGCTACACCAGTTAGCACAACGGCAGAGCATCCCGGAACGGCGCTAATGATGTCGGCAGCGTTGCCTATGGGTGCGCCACCTGCCACGGCATTTACAGACATTGTTGCGCCGAGCGATGCCGAGCCGCCTATCGTTTCTGCGGTTAACAAGATTGTCTCATTGCTTGAGGCTGATTTTACCGAGGTCCATAAAATTGTCGGTGCGGCAGTCGGTGAAGGCGGCCAACTCTACAAAAACATAAAAAAGGGTGACGCCGTTTGGACTGGATTCCAGAATGTGTTGCGCGACTTCAAACGTCTAGCAGAGGCCGAAGGTTTACGCCCTGTTATGCGCGGTGTTGTGGTTTGTTGGGGGGAAAGCGACGCCAGAGTAATCCCGCCTTGGAGAGCGGAAACCCAAATCCGGCAGCTTCGTCAAGATTTAGAGGACGAAGCCAAGGCGATACTTGGCCAAGAAGAAACCGTGCGGATGGTTGTCTATTCACCGACGCGGGCCGAACATGGTGAAAACAAGCCAACATCTTGGGGAGCTGCGATCAGGACAGTTGAACTTTCAGAGCCTCATTTGTTTACCATTTCTGGCGCGGCTTACGGTGTAGAGCATGATGTTGACAGCCACCCTACTGCGGATGGCTACCGTCAACTTGGCTCCAAAATGGGTGCAGCACTTACACGGGTTATGTACGGGACGGGTTGGCGTAGTTGCGATGTTCTCGAAGCGTATTGGCTGACAACAACAAGCGTGTCGATCAATGTTCACTGCCCCGACAGCGGCACTCTAGTTCGTGACGAAAGCAATACACAAGTCCACTATCCAACTGACCCCCTAGACCCATATTACATTGGCCCTGCAAGCGGGTCAGACGCCCACGATGGCGGGTGGTGGTGTGAGGATAAAGACGGTGCGATAGGCGTTGAAAGTGCAGTCGTGTCGGGAAGCAATATCACCCTGTCATTGTCGCGGGCGGGCCACATTGGAACCACGAAGCTGCTCTACGCAATGCGCCGCCTTAGCACAGGTGACGCTGGCACATTTGAGACAATGGCACGCGGCATTTTCCGTTCATCGTCCTCAATCACAGTAAATGGTGAGGCCGTCTATGATTGGCTGATCCCGCAATACATCACTCTTTAAAAAGGTCTAAAATATGACTTCACCGATTATCATCAAGCAAGAAACGCAGGCTGATCTTGGCCTTTCCGGTTCTATCATCTTGACCAATGAAGAGCGCACATTGCTGCGGTCTGGCAAGGTCCATCGCTGGCACGCACCGCACTTGTGCAAGCCCGCTGGAACAGGGTTCTCGGACAGTATGGATGGCGCGGTTTCGGAGGCTGTTTTCCCAGCCAATCCCTTCCCAATCTGGGGGGCAGAATCAGGTCCAGACTCGCAACCCGCCCTAAGCGTTACTACAGTAAATAACGCGCTTTGGCGCTCTCCTGATTACGGTATGCCGGTCGAAAATGATCTGTCTGGTAGTTGGACCGTAGCCCTTGTCTGCAAAAATGGTACGCCCACAAACGGGTGTATTTTTGGCATCCCCGGGTCAACAGGAGACGCTATCGGATTTGTTTCCAGGTCTGGTAGCTTCATTGTATCGACATTCAGCGACACGGGCAGTCGCAGCACCAAGCTGTCAGTCGCTACAACCGACGAATTACACTTTTTTGTTGTCTCATATGACGATGATACCGGTATTATTACGGTGCATGTGGACGGCGTGGAAGAAGATGATGCGACATACCCATTCTCTCTCCAATCAAGCAAATACACACTGTTTGGTACGTACGATTCGGGTGTCGCCGGAAACCTGACTAACACCCATTGCAACAACTCAATTCTGGCGTCTGTGATGATATTGGAAGGCGCAGCGGCAAACGACAACGACCTAATGGCCGCGCTCAACGCCGCCGCCGAATCTCGCTGGCCTTCGCTTTTTTAGGTGGTCAAATAATGAGCCTAGATCAAGCTTTGATATCTGGAAATGTACGGGGCGGGGTGATCCTGCCCTAACGCCAGATCAGATGGCCGAGGTCGTCCAGAAGGGCAAGCAGGCAGCATCCGCAATATACGCGGCAGCGTGGGCGCTGAAGGACGCAGTAACGGTGCCTGCCGACTTCGCAGATGATTAGCACTGGCGTTGATCAAATAGAAAGGCCGATGGATTGGCACATTATGACGACAACACCTTGCAACGCTATGAACAAAGGCTCGCAGAACTGGAAGCGCAATGCGTAACGCCGGAGGATCGAGAGGTAGACCAGCTTATCCGCAAAATCGTGCGGTCGGTGCGCATGACGCTATGGCTGACCAACGGCGCGATGAAGTGGCTCGCGGCTCCCCTTGGCATATTCTGGGGGCTGTATGCCTATGGGTCCAACTTCGCCGAGTGGTTGAGCGGGTTTTTCTACGGGCCGATGAAGTGAGCGGGCGCGCTTTGCTATGGATCGGCTGGGCTACTGCGGTTGTGCTGGTTTTCCAGACCGCGCCGCTGTCCCGCATTGCGTACAATCCGCAGGCGGTCGAGATCAGCGATTCACAGGTGACGATGTACCGATCCTTCCCGCTGGACGCGCTTGGGCTTCAGCGCCCG